AATCTGCATGCTCTTAGCCAATGCCAGCGCATTAGGATTTGCTGGCACTGATACCAAGGAGCATTCAACCAATTCCTGCTTGAGATAGCGGAACGGTCCAAAGAATTCATTCGCTTTTTCGTCTATTGGTTCTTTCTTGCTGGGTTGAAAGCCAACCGACACCGCCCGCAAGATGCCTGCTTCTACCAGCTTGCGAACTTCATCAATGCGTGGCGATGTTCTGGCTGGCGCCAATTCCAAGCGCCCTTTCAGCTTGCCATCCTTGATGGCCAAGTCGTGCCAGCGTCCAATGGGAAAGTCTGACCGATGATTGAACAGCGCAATTGGGTTGCGCTTGAAACTGTCCAGGCTCCACCCATCAGCCGAAATCACCTCACCCATGCGGTCAACAGTTTCGTCTGACAACACAAAGTTGGTGCCTTCAACTGATTCTGAATGGGTGCGATAAATCGTGACCCCAGGCTTGGCAGTTGCGCTTTTGGTTTCTTGATAATCATCCCAGGCCGCTTGGCAAGCGTCATTGATTTCATCTTCCGACGTGTCTGGGTTGTCTTCTGTCATTTCTTCCAAACAGCGATCTATAAAATCATCTTCTTCCTCATCTGGATCTGGATCTGGCGCGTCTTGCTTGGTTAGCATCTTGGAGCCTCCGTGTTCTGTGCGCCAGTAGTTGAAACAGATTGCCACAGCTTGCTCTTGGGTGCGATCTGACGGCGCGTCTGGCCCATAGACTTCATGCATGCAACGCGCCATGAAGTCAGACTGGCTTTCACCCTTGTGCGGTTTCAGCGGCATGGCTATCTCCCGGACTCAACAATGCGCACATGCGGATAAAATGGATTGTTCATCCAACGCCAGGAATGCCATTGCGACAACATCAGCGTGACATTGGGATGGCCAATGGCGCCCGCCAAATGCACCGCAGCTGTGTCCACCGTCACAATCTCATCCATTTGCATCATCAATGCAGCCGTGGAAGCGAAGTCAAGCAACTCGTGCGTCACCACGCCGTTGGCAGCAGCTTCTTCAGCACCTTGCGTCTGCACAGAATGCAATTCCGCGTCCGGGAACCAAACAGCAATTTGTTGCAGCGGCAATGGACGTGGAAAATCGCCAGAATGTTCTGTGCGCACTGACCAAGCCACACCAACGCGCTTGTGCACCTTGGGTCCCAGCCGTTGGCGCCAATGCGCCTGCCAATCGCCACTGACACGGATGTAAGGTGCAATAGGCACGCTGCATGGCACAATTCGCAGCCAACGCAACAATTGCAGATAAGAAACAAAATAGTCGCACGGACAACGTAAATCAACAACATCGCCGAATTGCAACGCCAGCCATTCCAGCTCCGCCGGTACGCATTGAATGACTTGGGCGCCATGCCGCCGCAGCATCTCAACGAACCGTAGCATCATGATGGTGTCGCCGAAGCCGTGATCGTGCAACAGCAACAATCGTTTGCCTTCCAGCGACTCACCACGCCATGGCTGCTTGCCCAATGCCAATGCAGTGGCCGTTGTCGGACGCTGAAATGGTGGCTCGCGTTCGCACAACTCAAACTCTTCAAAGCCTTCCAGCCAATGCCCCAACGCCAATAGAATCATTGCGCGATTGAAACGCGCGCGCGCGGTCGGCACAATGGCGATGGCCTGTTCAATAGCGGTCAACGCTTCCGCATCATGATTGTTGCGATGCAACACGGCAGAAGCGTTGAACGCGTCTAGGTAATCGGTGACGGAAACGATCTGCGCGCTGACTTTACGCTGGCCGACTAACTCACCGGCAGAAAACATCATGATCGATTCCGGCACGCCTGTGCTAGATTGCACCTCTAGGATTTCACCATCTGCGGTGATGCCGCGCCAGCCTGTTGCAGTCAACTCAGCGCCCACCACCGGCTGCAGGTCTGAATCAGTGAAACCAGCCCAAGTTGCGTGCTTCATACGCCATCAACCTGGGTTCCAGTTTGGTGTCAACCAGGCGAAGCCGCGCGGATCACGCATTGCCCAAGCTAACGGCCAACGCACCTTGATGGCCATGCTGTCCGTTTGAAACATTGACTTCTCTGGGCCTGTCGTGCCTGCTGGACCGGGAGCGGTGTCCATCACCAGTGTGCCTGCGGTCGCAGTCTCCACGTCTGGCGTGGGAGATGCGGCGGCCACCAGCGCAGATGGCGCCAACACCGCCAGATCATTGCCCATAGCAGTGGAAGCGTAAAACAATGGTGCTGGGGTGGCAGCATCATCAATGTTGAAACGGAATTGCATGGCCAACACCCGTCCAGGCGAACCAACGAAGATGTAAGGTCCATTGCCAGCCACTGGCGCAACAGCATTGATCAGCGCGGCCACGTCTTCAAATGCCGCCTGCCACAGGTCTGTGGCGCCAGATGGAGTGATTGCTGTCACCCCATTGCGCATGCCTGCTGGCCGCGCCGCGCTTTCTGCATTGGCGTCGAAGAACACTGCGTCCAGCGCCGCGCCAGCAGACTTGATCAACGCATCAGTGATTGCCGCTTCCGCATTGGACGATTCAATCAACTCTCGCGTCAGCACCGCGATGGCTGCCAGCTTGTGCGGATTGAGCGTGGCTGCTGTTGAGGCCAATTGCCGCACCGGAATGGGCGCGCCTTCAGCAACAAAGCTAGCGTTACCAGCACCCGCCACAAAGCCTGGCGCGGAGATCACGCCAGCACCATTGAAGCTCAACACCAGTCCGCGCTGGATGATCTGCGCTGCTGCGGAAGCTGGGCCCAATGCCGCCAATGCATCGATCACCACCTTGTGCACTAATTCCGCTGCCCAACCAACCTGGCCCACCATCGCCGGGGCTGACGCTGCGCGCGTCAACTCGATCACGTCCCGGTCCGATGGCCACATTGCCGCCGCAACTTCATAGGACAACTTGTGGGTCACTCCGGCAACAGCATGCGCAGTGATGAAGCGAATGAAGCTGTTGCCTGGGCTGTCGCGCCGGAACAGTGGCGCATCAACCAGTTCCTTGGGGCGGATGGAGATTCGCTGCTGCATGACTCAAGTCCTCATGAATGCCAGCCAGGTGCCGCGAATGGCGCAGAGCGGCCAGCCTTGTTCAACCAATCGATCCAGTGTGGTCGTGACTTCCACAGCTGGATTGTTGTAATCATGCCAAACGATGATGCCACCACTGCGCGTGAGCTGACGCGCCAGCTGGCTGTCGTGGCTCACCGCCACTGCGCTGTGATCGCCATCAATGAACACCGCATCCACTGGCTCCAGGTCTGCTGGCGTCAATTCCACCGAGTCTGTCAACAACAACCAATAGCGGCTGTCACTCGCCGCATGCCGTCCAGCCACGAATGGCACTTCGTCGCGCTGGCACCCCAAACGTGGAATGTGCTGGGACGGCACATCAATGCCGATGTAACGCTGCAACCCTGGAACAGTGTCCAAAATGGCGCGTGCAGTGGCGCCAAGATTGGTGCCAATCTCCAACACCACACGCGGACCCACACTGGCAATCAAATCAACCACAATGGCCGTTTCCGTGCTGCCGAGATACTGATTGCCAAGGGCGCGGATCAGCTTGGGTGGTGAATAATCCACTTGCTGCATTTCAGCGCGGCGCAATCAGGTTGGGTTTGATCTTGACGGTGCCAGTCAATGGCGTGCCAATGGTGCCATCGCTCAAGGTCACTTGCGCCTCTTGATAATAATTGCCTTCCGTCAGGCCTGTCGTGTCAGCAGAAACAATGTTGACAGTGAAGGAGCCTGATGCCAAGGTGATTTCACCTGCAGTGGCAGAACTTTTTGTTATGATTGCCGTGGCTGTTGGATCACTCTTCCAGTTGTTGGCGGCCAACTGCCAGGTGACAACAGCATTGGTCAAGTCAATGGCGTTGCCATTGTCGTCCACCACCATGACATTGAGTGCCTTGCTGTCACCAGTGAACAACTCCACATATTTACCGGATGTGGCTTGCATATCAACCAATCATCGCCATCACATCAAATGGCTTGGCTTGCTCCCCACGCATGCAGGAAAAGGCCATGGCCAAAGCCACCAAGCCGTCAATGCGGCCGATGGACTTGGCCTTGTCCAACTTGCGGTTGCCAGCCGGATCGCGCGTCACCACCGCATTGAAGGCGTTCCAGGTCAACACCGGATGCCCGCCATGCCGCAACCGCTGCTCCACCACCATGCTTTCCAGCATGGTCACTGCTGGCGACATATCCTTGAAGCCTTGGCCATGCGGCAGCAATGGCACTGTGCACCCAACATTGTTGAGTTCGCGCTGCAGGTCAGCGATGCGCCAACGGTCAAACGCCAATGTCTCAATGGTAAAGCGCCCCGTGAGTTCTTGAATCTTGGCGGCGATCACAGCTGGATCGCTGGTGGCGCCAATGGGCATGATCATTTCGTCTCGCACCCAAACGTCGTAAGGCACTTTGTCTTCTTGCGCCCGCGCGCGGACGTCACCCGGCAACCAGAAGAACGGCAGCACATGAAACTTGCGTTCACTATCTTCATGAATCAAAACCAAGGCAGACAAGTCGCGCGTGGCGCCAAGATCCAATGCCGCCCAGCAACTGGCGCCAAGCGGAATGTTGGGTGGTTCCGCGCATGCCGCCCACTCACTGCGCTCAATGAACCGCGTCTCTGCGGCCACCCGCTGATTCAAGATCAAATTGCGGAAGGCATTTTCTTGCGTGGGCATGCGCTGCGCTTGCTGCGCCAGCCGCTCCACATCTTCCAAGCTGCGGAAATCGTCCAGCGCTGGATTGGCCAACTTCCAGGTCTCCAATGACCAAGGGTCAGCGTCGTCCGGCGCACAATAAAGTGTCAAATGAAATGCTGGGTCATCCACATCGCCCGCCGCCACACGCTTGCCATAGTCAATCAAGCGTGACATCGGCGCCAAATCATTGGCTGCCTGGGTGGAGATCACCAGCATCAATGGGTTCTTGCGCGCGCCCATGGCTGAATCCATGGCATCATAGAGTGCGCGGTCGCTGGTCTGTCCGAGTTCATCATAAACCACAAAGCTCGGACTCAGGCCCATCTTGGTGCGCGCGTCGCGTGACAGCGCCACGTACATGCTGCCCGTTTCCAAATCCTCGATGGTCTTGTGAATGCGATTGCAAACTAATCGATAAGCCAGCAACGGCTGACGCTCAATCATGGCAGACATTTCCGAATAAATCTTAGCAGCCTGAAAGCGGTCGTTGGCGC